AGATGAGCCGATACCTGACCCTGTAGCGACACGGATTTTAGTCACACTAAACGCAGACGATGACGACCCTGCCCCCGATGCTGTGGCGGTTCGTAAACGTTTGACAAGGAACAAACCATTGTCACCAGTAGATGCCCCACCAGAACCGTATGCGGTGCGAAGCAGTCCGTGAACTATCGCGTTATTTGATGTACCTATACCTGAGCCTGTGGCGGTTCGGACAGCAACTATTTTCTTTGTCGCAGACCCAGCACCCGTCCCCAAGCCTGTAGCGGTGCGCACAATGGTTGGCGGACCGATATAGAAACGTCCCGCACCGTTGATAAAACCGAATGAAAAATCGGTGTGGATGCCAAGTCGAAGTTGGGTTACTTTTGTGGCGGCTGTTGCTGTCCCAGTACCAGACCCAGTGGCAGTTCTATCAAATGTTGAAAGGGCAGCAACTTCTCTGAATGTGGCGTATGCTGTTGCAAAACTGCTAGAACTTGGGAATGTTGTATCCCATGTTTGGGTTCCATTCCCTGTAACAATTTTATATTGCGAAAATGCCTGCATGGATGTAAGCGCTGTGCCAGAATCCGCATTTGCCACATAGGCAGATGACCAAGAACCCCTTGTTGTGTCTGAGTCACCAGTCACAACACCATTGTTTTCGATGGCAAGAAGGAAGACCAACGCATCGCCAGATGTCATAGTCGTTGTAGACCTCGACGATGAAGACGCATCACCAGTAGGGCTGAAAACATTATCACTAATTTGGCTGGGTTTTTTATTCGCTGCAGCACCAATTTTGAATGTAACGGCGGCTTTTGCGGTCGTGTTATTTAGAAGGTTGACAGTGATTGAATCCGATACAGACAACGCATTTTGCACAACACAAAAATAAATAGCGCCACAGGCAAGATTATTTTGGGATGCCCCTTGCTGTTTTACGCTCCGAACAAGCGTATATGTGTTTGATTGAGAATCAGTAACCGACGAAAACGGCAAACCGCCCTGTGCGGTTGAATTATCGGCGGCGATACAAACAAGAACACCATCATTCGCAGAAAACGAAACCGTTGGAGTAACAACCAGCGTCGAAGACGAGGTGTTAGAAGTTGCGCTACCCGCCTGAGAAATCGTTAGAGCCATAAGGGGCTATCCCCTAACGGCTAGTCGAGCGACAAGGTGAGAGAAGTGATTTGGAACGTATCCCCAGCAGTAACAGCGGCAGAAGAAGACAAAGCACCAGACCACAAACAGTTCCCCGCAGAAGCATTATCCCAAAGCGACCAATGTGAGTACGTCTCTGTTGCCGCGACGTTGGTCCATTCAAGAGTCGCAGAAGAAGCCATCGAACCCGACGAAGCAGCCGACCACGACACCGACTTACGAGTCGTCTCAGTCGCAGCGTTGCTCGTGCCAGCCTCGCCTGGGTCGCCGGTGTGCAACTTGACGTAAGTGGTGGTGACAGCAAACGACTGATTCCTCAGAGTGTCAAGTAGTGCGTTTTCGGCGTAGTTAGAAATTGACATCGCGACAAGTGTAGCAAACGCAAAAAGCGGGGAACATCAGGTGAAACACCCGATGCTCCCCGCTCTGCGAGGGACAGCTAAATCAATTAGCTGTTTGCGCCGATGCTGGACGACGACTCGATGCGACGGAGCGATGCCTCACGGAATCGACCGTAACCGCCGAGCCAGTACCAGCCGATTGGGTTGAAACGCATGAGCGAATCCACGATCGGGCCGCGAACGACCTTCGGGAACGCGCTGTTGCCATCAACCTGGCTGTACGCCTTTGCGAGTGCCTGACGACCCATGATGTGGGTGCAGTACACGTCGATGGTTCCGGTGGTGCTGGTGCCGTTCGAGGCGTTCTCGAAGACCTTCGCACGTGGCGTTTCGATGAAGCGCACCGACTCGAAGGTGCCGATCTCGCCGTTGTAGATGTTGGCGGTATCGACAGCGACGTGAGGAGCGTTCCACGAAGCGTTGCCCGTCTCGCGACGCAGGTCGTACGACACGTCTGGGTGAATGAAACCCATGTAGTAGCCGTTGAACGTTGCGACGTTGGCCTTGCGAAGCTGTGCGGTCACCTTGCGGATGTCGTTGGCTTCGATGATGTCTTCTGCTGCGACCGTGACACGGCTCGACGGATCGGACGATCCACCGCCACCGTAGACGACGTTCGTGCCACCAGCGAGAACTTCGCGGATGACCTGATCGATGGAGTCACCAGCGTTGTAGCCGATGACGTTCGCTGCGGTGACATCCACATCGAGGAACGAGGTTCCACGAAGCTTGGCGGTCGTGTTGACGGTGTTGCCGTACTCGGCAAGGGTCACCGTGACCTGCGAATCGCTCATCGCGACCGGATCAACGTCTGCCGTTTCCGAGAGGGCCGAGGTTGCTGCTGCGAGATCGGAGAAGATCGTGAACGTCACCGACGAACCAGGCATGGACTGGTTGGTTGGCTGCACGTCTGCCGCCTGATCGAACAGAAGCTCAGAGCGCAACGCGAAGTATGCGATCTGATCGTATGCTGCCTGATCGACAGACAGCGATGATTGCTGGGTGTAAGCCACTTGGCTACTTCCTTTTTGTTTGGGGGTTTACAGGTTTTCTGCTTCAGCTCTCGCCTGAGCCAAGATCTGCATTACTTCATCGGCTGAACGTGCCTGCTTGATTTTGGTGCTGTAGTCAACAACCGGTTCGCTTGTGTCACCCGCACGAGCAGCCTGAGCCACCCTGTTCCACGCCTGCTGTTCACCAGACGTGTCTTGCTTACGAATGAGACTTGCTTCTTCGGCCGCCTGTCGGATTGCTTCCGGTGAAAGTTCACCGTCATAGCCCTTCACGAAATACTTGGCGGCTGGATTTGACAGATCAAGACCTGCCTCAACAAACGCCAACTTCCGTTCGGCTTCCGCTTTGGCTACGACCTGCTCTTTCAAAGCCTTATTTTCGGCTTCGAGTTTCCGCAGATGTGCCCTAACGGGATCCTTCGGCTGTTGCTCTACCGCGTCCTCATCAAACTCAAAGTTTGCTTCTGACATGGCTCACTCCTTCTGCCCACATCTGGTTGGAGGTTCCAGATGGCTGCAAAGTCTCACCCTTGTTTTCACATCGAAATCGGGGGGTTCCGATGGTGTCCCTGTTGGAACACTCGCAGTGTAGCACACACCACTATCGGTGGTTACTGTGCGGTGCCGACACCTGTCTCGATAGCGCCTGAGGTGGCTCCGGTGGTGCGAGTGAACTGACCGCCACCAGCAAACTCACCTGTGCGCAAACGGCGGCGACGCTCCAACTCCTGCTGAGCCTGAACATTCACACCGAACTGCTGCTCCACGATCTGCTGCTGGGTCAATGGCGTTTCCCCAGCAAACGTCTGGGTTAGCTCACCGAGCGCCCCAATTTCTTGGAACCCGCGCTGTGCTTCAGCCTCCGTGATGCCGCGTCGAGCCAAATCCTCAGCGAGCGCACCGGTCAACCGGATGCCACCCTGCTCGGCTCCACGGGCAGCGATCTGAGCGGCACGAGCCTGACGGGTCAATACCGTCGCAGCCTTCTCAGGATCAATGAAGTATGCGGCAAGTTGCTGATCCGTGACACCATACAGGCGTTGCATCTGGCGCTTCACCTCAGGGTCAGCGTCAGCGACCGCACGATATCCGTCCTGGATACGGGTGTTCAGTTCAGCTGGGGAAACATCGCCTTCCAACAAAGTCTTGAAGTCGCTGGGTGCGTCATACATTTCGGCCATATCGGGTCCGAGGCTTGAACGAAGGATTTCCCGATACTGGTTCTCCAAGCCGATATACGAAGCAGGGTCCAGTTCAGGCAACCCCTTACGGGCACGAGCAGCGTTCGCAGAGAATCGACGCTGATACGCGGGTTGTTCACGCAAACGGAACATAATCACATCAGGATTCGTCACATCCTGCGCAATAATTTCACGGTACGTGTAATCAGCCAGCTCACCTAAACCATAGGTTTGAAGCATCTGGGCAATAACGGTCCGAGCGTCACGCTGACGGTTAGTGCGTTCGATCTGGGCGGCTTCTAACGCAGCTTCGGTTTCTAGTTGAGTCTGTATCGCTGCGGTTTGGGTCTGTTGCGTTTCTGGCGCAGGCACCGATGGAGTGACAAGCGTGTTACGGAAATCGTAGAAACGATCAAAGTTCGCCTGCTGAGCCGCCTCCTCCTGCGCACGACCCTGCTCAGCCCTCATCCCAGCATCAAACACGTCACTCATTACTGCACCTTCCCGAACGCACGAGCAATAGACATAGCCACATCCTCAGCCTGCTTATTCGCATCAGCCGTATACTGCCAACCGAAACGAGAATCCGACTTCAACTTCGTCACCCACTCAGACAACGACAACGGGCCAGTCTCCTTCGTACCGAAAGCCTCAGCCCACTTCGGATCACGCATATAGTCAATCTGCGAAGGATCCAAACCAAGCGTCTGAGCCGCATACTGCTTATAGTTGTAAAACACATCATCAACCGATGCGCCGGCATCAATCGCGTCAGCCAACTGACCATACTGCACCTTCGCCAAACGCTGTGCTTTCTGCAACAACTGATCCTTAGACACTGCGACACCGTTGAACATTCCGCCAGTCAACGCGGCCTGCAACTCGGCATCAGAAACCTTGTAGCCGTATGCTCGAAGCGAGTTACGAATCTCGTCAGCGTCAGCGCCCTGCAAAGCGTTCTTCGCAGTCTCAGGAGCAGTCATGCCTGGTGCGGCAGATGGTCGCCTAAACGCATACTGATACACCGCCTGCTTCAACCCTGAACCAGTCAAACCTGAACGAGCAACCTGACGCGACAAATCAACAAGATCAGATTCAGCCAAATTCAAATCCGCATACTCAGAAATGATTGCGCGTCGAGCATCAGACAACAACTGCGTCTGCACAGCTGGACGCGACGCATCAAACTCCTGCTGTTTAGCGGTTGTCTGGTTGTAGTAGCGAGTCTGTTTGAACAGTGCCCGAAGTTGTTCTTCCGAATACTCCACGTTCGGATCAACGGTCTTCATCAAAACATCAACCACGTCCTGACCGAAATAGTCAACAACGGATTGGGTAGTCCAATCCGAGTATGCGGGGTAGTCCTTGCGGAACTGCTCCATCCACGCAT